GATTTAGAGATTGCCGAAAACAATTTATGTGAAGCTGTCGATCGTTTAATTTCTTGTTCGCCTAAAACCAAGACCGGATTGATATTGAATCTCGGCGACTTTTTTCACGCCGATACGATGGACAACAAGACCAGACGAAGCGGCGTATCGCTTGACGTTGATACAAGATGGGCAAAGGTGCTTCGCGTTGGCGTTCGCGCAATGATGCGTTGTATCGAGTCAGCTTCTAAACGTCACGAAAAAGTTATCGTTAAAAACCTTATCGGAAATCACGATGACCATACTAGCCAGATGCTATCTCTCGCGTTGTCTTTGTTTTACGACAAGAACGACCGCGTAATTATTGAAGATCAACCGGCGAAGTTTTGGTTTCATCGGTTCGGCAAAGTCCTTATTGGCGCGGCACATGGCGATACCGCTAAACCGGCAACGCTACCCTCAATCATGGCAACTGATCGCGCAACTGATTGGGGCGAAACAAAACACCGATATTGGTACACCGGTCACATTCATAATCAACAGGTAATCGAATTTCACGGATGCATTTGGGAATCTTTCCGCACACTCGCGGGGAAGGACGCGTGGCACGCGGCGCAAGGCTACCGTTCTGGGAGGGATATGTTCGCTATCGTTCACTCCAAAGACTTCGGAGAAGTCGAGAGACACCGCGTCGATGTCTCAATGCTTGCCTATGGAAATACAACATCCTGATCACTTACAACCTGATCCAAACAAACGAGAGGTATCTTGCCCTGTGAGAGTCGTTCCGCTTCAAGAATTCATTTCCACCTCGGAAGTACAACGCGAGATCATTAAAGCTAAAACAAAGACGGAGGTCATAGCGGCTTTGCTCAAATGGGGAAGCCAACATGGTATAAACTCCGACACCGAACCGAACGATGATTGGTGGAAAAAGCGGGAAAAGCTTGGAGTTTGAACCTGTTCTGAAAACGACATCCTGACAAGATTCTGACAGAGCAAGTCAGTAAAGCGTTGAAAAGGTTAAAAAAATATAGCCCTTTCACGGCGGCAACAGGGGTTCGAATCCCCTTGGGGACGCCAGTTTTACTGGTGTTTTGATGAAAATTAGGATTCGCTGATACTGACAAACGGTGTCAGAGCTTGTCAGAGACTGATCACCGCTGTCTTAAGGTAATCAGGCGCAAGGTGTGCGTATCGCTCTGTGGTCGTAATTGAGGAGTGTCCCGCGAGTATCTGGACGGTACGAAGCGGGACGCCTTCCATTACCAAGTGACTGCAAAAAGTGTGTCTCAGGCAGTGCAAACTGCCATCTAATCCAGAAGCTTTTAAATCCTTCTCAAACGCCCGAGAGAGCGAGACAGGTGAGATATCAGGCGCAAGATTATCGTGCCGTGACAGGCGTTCTAGAGCCTCTCGCGCTGAATCTGAGAGGGGTATTGTTCGCCACTTCGCAGACTTGGTTCTGCCCCCACTTTCGTCAGAAATAACCCTTATTTCGTCGTTACCGATATCCCGCTTTTTATCGACTAAATAAAGCTCTCCGCGCCGGAGTCCCGTATTCGCGAACAGTCGCCAATAATCCGAATAATCGGCTCTCGGAAACTGAACGCCATCGCCTCTGATTCCAACTTTTGGGGCGGTAAATATCGCGGCAAGTTCTGCTCGGGTGTAAAAACGCGGTGGCTTGCTGTTTAGATTCTTGGGTGGTCTGACCTTATTCTTAATGGGATTGCGCGGGATGACATCCCATTCGACTGCCTTGTTCAGAATCGCTTGAAGGGTGCGAAGCTCTTTGGTCACGGTAGACGGCTTGACGAATTCTTTTCTCGCTTTCTTGTATGCCTCGACTTCGCGAGGCGAAATCATTCCGGTTGCGAGTGTCCCGAAATAGGGATCTAGGTGACAGCGGATGATCCCCTCTATGCGTGCGTACGATGACGGATATTCCTCGGAATGCCATGTCGCATACTCTTCGACCCAATCTGAAAAAGACGGACCAGCAGCGGGGATGACGCCGAGCAATCGTCTTTCTAATGTAACCCTTTGCGCCTCGGCTTCGGCTTCGGTAACTGCGCCGATGCTTTTCCGATCCCGAACGCCGTTCTCCGTTTTGTCGAGATACCACGATTTGCCGTCTTTATATTTTCGTACGCTGTTCGCCATGCTCTCTCCATCGCCATTTCAACGTCTGCGGTTCGGTACAGGATAGCGTCAACGAAAGCAAACGGCAAAATGCCAAGCTTCGGCGCGTGTTCCTCGAAGGTTACGGTTTCAAGACCGCAATATTTAGCGGCTTCTTGAAGGGTAAGGTATGGCTTACCTGGCACAGTGGAGACTCGGCGACCAAACCGACCTTTTCAGGAGTGCTGAACCAAGTAAGCGCGATAAAAAGGATGCCTCGCCGATGGCCCACCGGCAGTGATTGTGAACTCCCATTCCAATCACCTCCGACACCGACGAGGCAATAATCACAAGCTTTTCTCGAAGAACGCAGCGGGGATCGCTAACGCTAAACCCCAACCTATGAAAACGAAAAGCCAAAAAATCACTTCGGTCATGACGCACTCCAAGTAAACGATAAACGGTTACCTAAACGGCATCGCCGTCTTGCGCCACGCTCGACAAGTCCTTGATCTTCAAGCTCGGGCAAACGTCTAGCGGGAATGACCCTTTCGGCGTTCATCTTGTCCGCAAGCTCTTTCGAGGTGTAGTTCGGATGACGTTTTAAAAACTGTAAAACGACTTCGCGTTGGTTGCTGATTTCTTCTTTCAATTGTTTATTCATGATGCCCCCCTAAAACGGAATTTCGTCATCGAAATCCTGACCCTTTCCGTCTGGTACTTTCGGCTTGGCAAACGCACCTTCGGGGAACGAATCAACTTTTTTGCTATCCAAGAATTGAACCCTTTGGGCGATGATGCCGGTGCTATACCGTGTCTCGCCGTCCTTTTCGTACTGGCTCGTTTCTATCTTGCCCTCCACATACACCTTCGAACCCTTGAAAAGATAGTGTCCGCAGTTAGCGGCACTCGCGCCGAATACCGTGACGCGATGCCACTCGGTTTTTTCTTGTTGCTCTCCCGCTTTGTCTTTCCATTTCTCAGAAGTTGCGATGGAAAACTTTGCCATCTTGTTACCGTTTGAAAGTTCTTTGACTTCGGGGTCTTGGCCTAGATTGCCAATGATCATTGCTTTGTTTAGCACCTTTAATTCTCCTAATGAATGGGTTGGTCGAGTTCTTTTTTCCGCACTCCGTAAACTTCTCGGACGCGGTTCTTGTCAGCATCGTTGTCTATCTCTTGCGCTCTCTTGGCGACCGCGTTCAGGTCATCTTCAGACTTCGCGCTCTCAAGAGCTTTAATCAGTTCATCGGCTAACGAGATTTCAATAACGCCGTTATTCTTGGGTCGTTGCGTTTTCGGCTTGGAATCCCGATCTGGTCGAACATCGTTGTGATCGGTATCCTCGTCAGCGCAAATGCCGACTGCCGCTTGAATTGCGTAACGCTTCATGTAGGTAATGGTTGATCCGATACACTGCGCGGATGACATTCCCTTTTTGATTTCGATTGGCATTGCGAAGGTTGACTCAAGGAACTGACCCGAGTTGTGCATCACTCTTGTCGTTACTTCTATGAAACCTTCCTGACCGCCGGAAAGCATCTGCGTAAAACTTAACCCCAGTTCGGCGAAAATAGGGCGTATTGCTTCAAGCGTAGATGGAAGGTCGGCGTACTTGTAGTTGTAGCCCTTCGTGTTTTTCTTCGGGTCGCGAAGCTGTCCTTGCGCTACCGCGAGGGCGGTGTTTAGTTCACCCAGTTCGTTTGATTGGTTCATCTTTTTTTGTCTCCGTTTTTTTGTCCAGTTGCTGAATGATCTTGCTTTCCAGTACCGTGTTTTTTGCAAACTGATTAAGAAAGTCGTTCAACGCTCTTTCGGTTTGTGTTGGTTTTTTCATGGGTTCACCTTTAAGCGAAAGGTACGCGCCGGTTTGCCGATCTCTAAAAACTGCTCGTAAATCTCGGGGCATTCCGCTTTCAGCTTTTTAGAATTGAACGTGGCGCGTGGTTTGCTTGACTTCCATGTGGCAAGAATCTCGCCATCTTCAGAAATCAGCGTTGCCGCTTCTTGCATCTCGCCTTTGATCGCCATTTCTAAAACGGCTTGTTGATCTTTGGCTTTTGCTATCGCGTCTTTAATCCAATAAAGCTTTTCGGCGATCTCATGCGTTTCTTGCGTTGCCATGATGTTCTCGACTTCGTCCGCGGGGTAACGGTCTTTAAGATCGTCAAGCGTCATCGGCGGGGGCAATGTTTCGTTAAGAACGTGTTGCCAAATGTCTGCCACCTTTTCGCAAAGGAAGTCTTGATACATAGGGTCGGCCTCGACTTCGAATATTTCTGGTTCGCTACCGAATCGCATGACCGGAACAAACGCGAGTTCGTAGCCGGTACAAGCGAGTTGCTGTTGGACTTGCGCGAATATTCCCGCAGGTAGCCCGTCCCACTTCTGTCGGGTGGTTTTAGCCTCCACCACGGCGGGAATACCTTTATGAACTGTGACGCCGTCCACATGGCAACCGATAAACGGATACTTAGGATGTCGGAACCATTTCTCGCGATCCATAACGACTTGACCAGTGCGGATTCCAAACTCGTCTAAAACTAACGAGCCGTTATGAATCCCGAAGCGGATCGGAAAGGTCGTTTCTGGCTCGATATATGTGCCGCGCCTTATTGCTTGCTTGATCTGCACTAATTGTTGCGGTGACTGGTAAGGGTTAAGACCGGCGCAGGTGCTTGCGTCACCCGACCCCATATATTCGCCTCGGTTTTGAGGCTCGGGTATTTGCATTTTGATTACGTTTTTCATGCGGCGATTACTCCATTCATTTTTGCTTTGTGAGCGTATTGCTTGAGCGTCTTGTTTGCGCGGAACCAAATGTCGCGCTCCAAATACGGAATTGATTCGAGGTCATCTAGCGAGACGCACCCAAGTTCGGGATAACCGAAACCGAGATCACAAAGCCCGAATAGAATGTTGTGTTCGTCTATCTCTGTGAAAAGCCACGTTGCCGCGCCTCTTGGGTTAAACACTTTGACGAGGGGTTTGAAATCTTCCCCTTCCTGACCCTTTGCCGCTCGGTAGCTGTTTGTCGTAGAGTTCTTTCGAAGCTCTTCGATGATTTTTTTATTAAGGAGTTTCATTAGCGATTGTTGTCCTCTTGTAGTTGATGTTGAAGGTTGTATTGCTGTTGCAATTCTTGCTCTAACTGCTCTTTGAATTTTTCGATTTCTCTAAGAAGATGGATTAATTTTTCGATAAAAGCTTTCATTCGATTTACGGTTTTCATCGCACTACCTCCGATAAAAATCCTTCGCGAATTTTGGTGTCGCGATCTGCGTACTTAATGAAGTCAAAAAGGGTTTTAAAATTTTTGTCTACGACAAGAATCAATAATTCTTCAAAACAAAGTTCGGCGTAGTAGCCGTAATATGAATAATCTGATGTGGCGTAAAACAAAATGTTCCCCGCGAGAACCTTGGGGTCGTCAACTGTTTGAAGTCGGAAATGATCTTCATTTAAAAGTTTTTTAATGAGGCTCATGCATCACCCCCAAATGAAGTCGTTCGATTTTTTCTTGGTTGGTCATTTAAGTCTCCGTCATAACGTGGGTTATTACAAACGAAAACTAATTATAACCTAACCTATAAAGAAAGATATAGTTTTGGCTGCGAAATATATCTTTGCTAATATTTCGCTTGTTTTATAAGGTTTTTGCGCCCCCCGGACCAAGCGGGGCGCGGTGAATTTTAATAATCTCGGCTTTTTTGCCGAACAACTCCGATAATATTGGCGTCAGCTTCGATCTGCTCTAACTGGGGTTGCCAAGCGGGATTCAAAGCGCGAGCGAATGAACGCCCACCTTCAACAACTAATTGCCGAAGCATCGGTTCTGTCGCAGTGCTAATAATTACAAAGTCGTTATGCGCGGCTGTCGCGTTAGGGTCGATCACGATGTTATCGCCATCGTGAAATTCCGGTTCCATCGAAACGCCGCTTATTTTTAATGCAAAAGTTTGTGACACGTTTTCATCTCCAGTGTGCCACGGAATCCATTTAATCGGATCAGCTTCTTGCCATCGGTAAATGTCCGACCACGCAACTAGAGGAATTTTTGTCACCAGTGTGGGTTCCGGTAAATTCATTTCTCCTATGCCTGTCGCTAACCATTGGACATTTACTTTTAAACATTCCGCTATCTGACTCGTGTATCCGCTTTTCGTTGACTCGCGTAACTCAAGACCGGCGATAGCGGCTTGACTTACACCCACACATTCAGCAAGTTCAGTTTGTGTTATTCCTCTTTCTAATCTCGCCAATTTCAGCCTTAAACCAAGACTCATATTTTTCTCTCCACGGTTTTTTTAAGCGGGGGTTCCGAAACCGCTTTTTAAAATTACCCAGACTGGGAAAGCGTCCACCAGCGCGGTGCGCCGAAGTTGTCAACGTCATCAAAGTGGTACTCGTGTTGTTCGTTTAGATCAAGGTCGATTGCCGCAAGCGGCGTCCATCCTTTGATTGCGCGAAGTTGCCAACACCTTGACCACTGCAAGTTGAAAAGTTGCTCTTTGTGGTTGTCGAGAGTGTTGCCGGTTGCTATTTCAATAAATTGATCTTTCATTTGGCGCGTGGTGAGATGTCCCGCCCATCCTGTCCTGATGTCCTCAGTCGTCGCACGACCAACGGCGGTTGTGTTGCCTTTGCAACACCCAAGCGGAGCGGGGCAATGATTGCTTCGCCATGCGCCTTTGGCGGTGTGATTGCGATTTGCCACCATGAATTCGGGCACTAATTCTCGAAGCGGATTTAAAAATAGCCTCATCGTTCTCCCCTTTAATCTATTCGTCTGCTTATATTGGGGAAAGCTAAAAAATAAGTCAATAAATAATTTCTTATGGTTGGGGTTTCTTTTCGAATATAACTGGAGTTATAATTGCGCTATGAACGAAGCCATACAAGAAGCTGTTTCTATAGCGGGAAGCCAAAGCGCACTAGCGCGGTCAGTCGGGGTTTCACAGCCAACCGTCTGGAATTGGCTTAGAAGAAGCAAAATTGCCCCCGAATTTGTGATTCCGGTAGAAAAAGCCACTGGAGTTAGCCGTCACGACCTCGCACCCGATATTTACCCCAAAGAATGACTCTTCCTCCTAACATTCTTTTGGCATTGGGCGTTCGCGCCCCCTTTTCTTCGTGATTCTTCGCAATCCAAATCGCCATCGATGGACGGTTATCGACAACCGGATCCTCGAGGACGAGCGCTTATCGTGGGATGCGAGGGGTCTTTTAGCGTTTCTACTGTCAAAACCGGACAAATGGAACGTAAACGTGACCCATCTAGAGGGTCAATCAAAGGCGGGACGGTCAAAAGTGCGCCGAATCCTTCGCGAGCTATCTGAAGCCGGTTATTTGGAATATCGGAAAGCGCGGGGGAAAGGCGGTCTTTTCGGCGGTACAGAAATAATTATCCATGAAACTCCACCGAGAGTGCATTTTTCCGACTCTCCGTCAAACCGACATTCGGATAAAAGAGCACTAGTAAATACTGAATATTTAGTAAGTACTGAAAACAAAAATCAACCAAGGGTGCCCACCCCGACAAATACAGTCAGGAGGCACTATGCAAGCAATCGCAAACCTAGCGCGGCAGAACGCGCCCTTATCGCAGAACAACGACTCAAATCCGCGGATTGATAACCGGATTATCGCCCGAGTATGGACGCGGATGGCAGAAGTGTACGGACACAAATGGGTCAGTCAGTACGGCGAGTGTTCGGACGAGATGGGGAATTTAACGAGCGCGGCGAAAACGTGGGCAGAGGGTTTGGCATCTTTGGGCGATCAGGAAGAACAGCTCAAACGGATTTCGGTTGGATTTTCCAAGACTGTGAAATCGGGCGACCAATGGCCACCGAGTCTGCCGCAGTTCCTTCAGATGTGCCACGTGAAACGTCTAGCGCCATATCACCGGATCGCGGAAAACCTGTTACCGGCACCGGTGGACAAAGAATTAGCTCTTTCAACCCTTCGAGAGCTGAAATCAAAAAGAACTACGAAGCTCTCAAGCTAACCGCTGCGAGATCGATATGGAAACAGCAACACAAATTAACGCCAAGCGGGAAGTGGACATGGGCAAAGTGGTTTGAAGCGAAATTCAAAATCTCGCTCCAAGATTTCAAAAAAGAACAGGTCAGAAAGATTCGAGAAACTGGTTGAACT